TCACTCCGTGGCCTTCGCGCGGCGCTCCGTCCGCCTGTCGTAGTGCCGGTGCGTCGTCGCAGGGTTCGCGTGCGCCGCGAAGTCGTAGGCGTCCTCGTTTCGGTTTCGGAGCTTGGTCGTGATCGCGGCCGGCCGGACGTCGGACAGGGAGAAATATTCCGGGTGCTCGGTGATCTTGTAGCCCTCGTACACCTCGATCTGCGTTTTCGCCTTCCGCGCCGCCCTGTACCGGACCTCCCATTCCCGCTTTGCTGCGAGCGCGGCCGCCACCTCACTGTCGAACGAAGCAATCCAGTCGTACATCGCGTCCGCCCAGGTCGATCCCCAGCCGCTCTTCGTGTAGGGTTGCCCCGTCGAGTTCGCGAACAGGTACAGCCGGCTCGCCGTGTGGGCTTGCTTCGCCCTGGCCACTACCGTGCGCAGCCGCGGCGACCACTCGCGCAGCTTCGTCACCTCGTCCTCTCCCATCTTCCGCTTCGCGCTCACCACGCGCACGCCTTCCTTCGCCAGGCCGGCCACGTGGAAAGGCCGCACCTCCGCCGCCCGGAATCCGGTCAGGTAGGTGAACATGCCTGCGCACCCCATGACCTGGTAGCCCGCCGTCTGCCGGCGCGACCACAGGTAGAAACGCACGATCTGGCCCCGATAGATCGTCCGGACCTTCTTTTCCGTTTTGTTTTGCATCATGTCCGTGAACGGATTCGCCTCTATCAGCCCCCAGCGCACGGCATAGTGGCAGACGGTCGACATCAGCGACAATTCCTTATTGGCCTTCGCCGGCGCGCCAGCCTTCGCGCGCGCGTCCAGGTACTGGTACCCGTGCAGCGTCTTCAACGCCGTCGGCCGCATGGCGCCGAAGAACTTCGTCAGGTTGGCGTAGGTTCCAGCGCGCACGGCCAAGCCGTCCTTCGACTGGTCCCGGTAGTGCGTCGGCGCCACCTCGTCGAGGAAGCGCTCGATCATTTCGGCCACGGACCCGGCCACGACCACGCCCTGCTGAATGTCGAGCGCCTTGCGCTTTGCGGTGCGCTCGGCGTCGGCGATCGCCTTCCGGTCGCCCAGAGGCGCGCTGCCCAGGGTCTCGCTACTACCGTCTGGATGCTGGTAGTACCACGAGACCTTGCGCTTCCCGACCCGTTTATACAAGCGGTCGATCCCGGTGCGCTCCTTACTGGAAGGCGCTGAGGTTTGGTGTTTCGGCATGTCGCGATCGCGTCGTTTCTTCGGAAATTCCCATTTTCTTATCATGATAGGCCCGGGCCACCCGCGGCAGGCCACTGGCGCCGACCTCGAACCGCCAGCGGTGCGACGTCAGCCAGTTGACCATCTTGCTGCGTTGGTTCGGCTTGCAGTCGACCAGTTCAGCCAGCTCACTGGCGCTCAAGTATGCGTTCACTCCGTTCATTCTTCACCTCCTTCTTTCCGGCGCTCGATCAGCACCGCAACAATCCATGCGATCAGTGCCCACATTTTTTCTTCCTCACTCGAGCCTCAATTCCTTCTTCGCTTCGGCCAGCGCCACATTCAACTCCGACATCGCTGCGTCGCTGCCGGCCGGGCGGTCGGGGTGCCGGCTGCTGGCCAGCTCACGATATCGGCGGCGCAGCTGATCCGCGGTGGGCGTCGACTCGCCGAAGATCATCACCTCGCGCCACGGTTTGGCGGCCGCCGGCGCCGGCAGCGCTGTGAACCCGGTAAATGCCCGGTCAAGGATCTGGGCGCCGCCGTGCCGCTCGATCGCGCGCATCGCGTCCAGCGTCGCTGCGATCGCGGCCAGGTTCTCCTCGACCTTGTAGTACTGGTCGATCGCCATCACGCGGCGCTCGCCCTTCCGGGTCTGCCAGTACACGGCGGCGCCGGCGTCGCGCGGCACGGCCTGGCCGGAGCGCGGCAGGCCATCGAGGCGCAGCTGCAGGTTGGTCGAGATCACGACGTCCTGGCGGTCGATGCCCATGCGCGCCAGCTCGGCCAGCACGCGGGTGGTTGCCTCTGCAATAGTGACGTCGACGCGGCTGTTCCATGACAGGCCTGGACGCTGCTTCATCGTGCCGAACTTGCCCGGCTTGAGCGCGGCGCCCGGCGTGCGCGGCCACCCGGCCGGCCACTGGAGTGGGTAGGCCGGGATCACGATTGCTTTCCTTCAGCACGGTCCAGCCGCTCGATCTCGGCCAGAATCAGGGCACCAGCCTTGACCAGTTCGCCGCGGCGGTCGCCGGGCTTCGGCGCGGCCCAGTTCCATGGAACGATAGCTTCGCCCCAAGTCGCACCGTAGCCGGTTCCTTCTGCCGGCCAGTCGCGCGCGGCGGGCGGCATGGCGTAGAACGTGGCGTACGCACCAAGCTCGCCGAGGATATGCACGTCGTCATTCTCGCGGCTGTAGCCCTCGCGGTCGACCTGGCGCTGGCGCTCGGCCAGCACATCGCGCGCGGCGGCGCCGGCTGCTTCCTGGAACTGCAGGGCGGCCACCAGGCGAGGGTGCAGTTCGATAACATCCGCCGCAGGGTCGACGATTTCGTTCTTGTCGTACAGGATGACGAAGCACATGCCGCCGATCACGCGGCCCGGATACCCGGGCGCGCGGTCCAGCGTCTCCTTCACGGCGTCGTAGAACTTGCGCAGGTGCTGGGGATCTTCCTCGTCAAAGAACATGGGCGCACCATCTTCTCTAAAAGGGTAGTACCCCCGGTCGAGCTCGGTAAGCAGCGACATCAGTGCGCCGGCGGCGTCTATATCCTTCTCGGATGCCTTGGCCATTTTCATGCTCGTTCTCCTTCGCGCGCTCGCAGCTCAGCTATCTCGGCTTCCATCGCGCGCTCGACGTCGGTCGGCGCGTGCAACGGGAAGTCCGAGGGCAGGCCAAGGCGCTCGCGCCAGGTCCTGACCGGCGGCGCCGGTGCGCGGCCGTTCGCCGCCAGGTCGTCGTCGACCTCGGTCGGGCCCAGGTAAAAAGTCCCTTCGCCCGGGTATTCCGTGAAGTAGGCGTACAGGCCAAGGTCCAGGTGTGGCCATGCGTCCGGGCGCTGGATGATCGAGACCTCGGCGTCGTGGCCGCCGAACACCCCGACCAGCGCTTCCGCCTGGCGCAGGGTGAACTCGACGCTGGACACATCGCCGTGTTTTACTTGCCGAGTGGTGCCGGCCGGGGGCGTGTCGTCCCATTCGATAGGTGCGCCCGGGTGCCGGTCGTCGCGGCGCCTCTGCTTGTTATCGTTCATGCAATTCCTTCCAGTTCCAGTTTGAGGTCGCTGGGCGCCGGCGGCGCCGGTACCGGCTCGCGCACGTTCAGCGGCCGCATGCTGCCGGTGCGCAGGTTCACGAAGGCGCCGTGCCAGGTGAGCCGGCCGTGGCGGAAGAACTCCCACAGGATCGACAGCGCCGGCGTCACGATCGACTGGTTCACGAACAGTTCCTGGCGCTCGAGCGCCTCGGCCAGGCCGCAGCTCGGCGTGTCGTCCTCCTTCGCCTTCAGGTCGACCAGCTCCGGCAGCACGTCGTACGGGCTCGGCAGCAGCACGCTGTTCGCCGGCGCCGCCAAGCCGGCGCGCCCTTCGAACAGTTCGCCGAGCAGCACCTGGCCATCGGCCGCACGGTTTCCGAGGTCCATCAGGTAGTGCACGCCTTGGCGCTTCAGCCGGTGGTGGATCTCATGCCGGGCGCGCGCGCTGTCAACGCAGGCGATCGCCATGCCGAACATGCGCTGGTCGTCATCGAAACGACCATGCACAGCCGTCCAGTTCAGACCGAAAAAAGCATTGATCCGCTGGACAAGCACATGCGCCTTGCTGGCGCCGACGTCGAAGGCGCCGAACAGCTGGCGGCCCATGTTCGCCTCGCTCACCGTGTCGGGGTCGTAGACCTTCACCTGCAGGCCCGGGTGGCCCAGCGCCGTAATGGCGTGGTTCAGCCTGGCCAGCCCGGTCAGCATTTGCGAGCCGTTGCCGCCGCAGCCGATCAAGGCGATGCGCACCGGATGGCTCAGCATGGTGGGTGGAGTGATGTGCGGCATTCGATCACCCGAAGATCTTCTCGGCCGGGACGTTGATCGGGATGTACAGCCCGAGCACGCACAGGCGGAACGCCACCGTCGGCTTGTCCGTGTCCAGGTTGCCGAACACGGCCGAGATCTTCACCGCGCCGCGGTCGTCCTCGTCATCGGTGGTGCTGAAGAAGGCTGCATGGTGGCCGTGGCTGTGCAGGTCGATCGCGAGGCTCTCGTCGAACCCGGGCTCGACCTGGCGGTATTGGATCCTGCTGGCGCTGGCCTCGCCGATGACGTCCGGATACTCGATCCGCCACTTCTTCTGGCGGTGGTCCCACAGCAGGCTGGCGGCGGCCTCGACCGGCGCGTCCGCCTTCGCTTTCGCGGCGAATTCCTTCAGCTGCGGCAGCGCACTGCCGATCGATGCGAAGTCCAGTTCGCATTTGTCCTGGATGGCGCCGTAGGGCATCGCGACCGTCTCCTGCTTGGCCAGCTGGCGGACGTAATGGAGCCACGGCCGGCGCACCTCGAGGAACAGGCCGCCCTGGGCCAGCAGGAAGCGGTGACCAGGATCCTGCAGCGGATGGAACGGCACGTGGCGCGGAACGGCTGCGACCGGGGCCGCGCCCAGCAGCGCCAGGTCCATCTGCAGCAGTTCGGGCGGCGCGGCTTCCTCATCGATGGCCAGCGGCAGCGGGCGGGCCTCGCGCAGCGCGGCGGCTGTGGTGTTGAGGAAGGACTCGAACGAACCGCGGGTGATATCGAGCAATTCGTCGAACTTTTCGGTGATCTCTTGCTTGAGCATGATGCGCCTCTTTTAATTAGATAGTGGAGCGGGCTGCGATGCGGGTGATCGCTTCCTGCAGGGTTTCTTTCGAATCGACGAGCGCGCGCTGCATCGCGCCCGGATCAGGGCTGGCCAGCTGGTCGCGCCACAGCTGCTGGATCCCGCCCTTGTACTTCACCGCCTTGTCGCGGTTCGGGTGCGTGAAGTGGCTGCGGAAAAAAGCGTTCTCGTAGCTGTGGATAACTTCGGCCCCGAAGGTCGGCGGCAGTTCGACGTTGCCGGTGCAGATCCGTCCGCCATCCCATACGTTGAAGTGCGGGGAGTGGCGCAGGCGCGTCGACGGCGTCGGGCGGGCATCCTCGCCCAGCGCGAACACGAACCAGTCGGTCGGCGTCGCGACGAACACCAGCGCCGGGTGCGCGGCCTGGCCGTGGCCGGCCACCTTGCCGGTACCAGCGGCCTTGAACCAGGACATGCGCACTTTCGCCGGCGCCCACCAGGCGATCAGGTTGGGCGAGCTGTACAGCAGGTTTGCCGGCAGAAAGCCCGAGAAGGCGGTAGCCGCGCCGACCGCGCCGGCGAACTTGGCCAGCGCGCCCTTCGACAGAGGCACGCCGGCCCCGATCACCTTGCGACCCTGGTGCTGGGCATCCGGCACCACAGGGTGCGAGGTGGCGTACACGTCGCCGCGGTTCGACTCGTACATCAGAACGGCACCGACCAAGTTCAGCGTCGTCTCGCCGGCGCCGATGATTTCCACAGGATGAAGTCTCAATATTTTTCTCCCAGCAGCAGGATCAGCTTTTCGACCAGCACCGCGACCTGGATCGTCTGCTCGGTCAGCGTCATGAACTCGCGCATGCCGGCCGCAGTCATCGGTACCGGGGTCGCGTCGATGAATTCGCAGTACTCGCCGCTCTGGCCGAGATCATTCAGATAGTCGTCGATGGTCTCGCCAATGACATCGAAGGGCTTCCATACCAGCACCATGCAGCCGTCGATCGGATACTGGCTGGTGCGATACACGCCTTTGTCGGCTGGATGCAGGACAAAGTCGGGGCGGTTGACCAGGCTATGGAGCTGGTCGCACAGTTCGATCACCTGGCGCGCGAACCGGTCGCCGCCGGCGGCCGCGGCGATCTTTTCCCGGGACAGCGTGCGCTTCGGCGCGCACACCCATTCGGGCAGCTCCGCGAAGAACGCGGCGCGCGTGATCACGTGCTCGTTCTCCAGCAGCTCCTGGACTGTCTTGTAGCCGCCGTCGTCGCGCCGCATCTCGAGCAGCTCGGCGTCGTCGCGCGATTCCTGCCAATAGACTTGGTCGGCCCAGTCGAGGGCGGTCCATGGATTGAACGACTCCGGCAGCAGCAACACGGCGTCGCGCAGCACCGCCAGGGCGGTCTGGCCGAAGCCTTCCCGCAGCACCTCCAGGCGCTCGATTCCTCGCGCCAGCGCGAAGCGCGGGACGTCCTCACCCATCCGGCTGAAGCAGAACCACGCCGTCGTCAGCGTGTCGTAGTTCGTATCGTCAAGTTGCACCACCTGCAGGCTCCAGCGGAAGAACTTGCAGGAATGTTCGCGGATGAGCTTTGTCCACCAGTGCGACAGCGCGCGCGCCGACAGCTGCTTCTCCTGCTCGCCGAACACGTCCACCAGCAGCGCATTGTGCGGCGTGCGCAACATCGGCGCGGTGATGACGTCCGCCTCGAGCAGGGCGATTGTCAGCGGCACCGTGAGCGCGTCGATGCCGGGGATCACGTAGCGGACCGGGATCTCGGCCGCCAGCTGCGGCAGGGCCAGGGCGGCGGCGGGCAACATGGCGGTCACGGCAGCACCAGGTGATTCGAGGACGGCGCCAGGCAGCGCACGCCGTCGGCCTTGCGGGCCTGGTCGAGGACACGCTTCACCTGCTGGGCCAGCGGCTGGCGCGCCTGCTCCGCGGTCAGCACGTTCAGCGGGCGCGCTCCCGCATCGAGGCGCCCGCCGCTCCGCAGGCGCTGCAGCGCGAGCTCGACCGCCTTGTTGGCGCCCTTGGTGCCGACGGCGCGCCGGAACGTGTAGATCGCCTTGGCGCCGACCTGCTGCGGGCCTTCGATATCGGCGCTGAGGATTTCAGGGTAGACGCTGGCGTAGAAGTCGCGCACCTGCTCCAGGCTGAGCAGCGCGCCCGGGTCGGCCAGCGCCACGCCGTTGTAGCGGAATTCCCGGATGAGGTTCTGGATGTCCATGTCGGCCTCCGCTTAGAACAGGTCCAGGGTGAACTTGTCGACCGGATCTTCGGTGACAACCGGCTCGGGTGCGCCTTCGTGGCCGGCGTCCGCTGCGGCGTCACCTGCGCCCTCGACGACATCCTGCGCGCCAACTGCGCCCGCATCGGCGGCCGGCTGCGAACCCTGTTCCGTCGCCGCCTCCGTGTTGGTGCTGGCGCCTGATTCACCGGCGCTGGCCGGCAGCTGCTCACCCGCATCCGTGCTGGTGCTGGCCGCCATCACCTGGTCAGCGGCCGCCGCGGCTTCGCCAGCTGCAGCGGCTGCTGCCGGCACCGCATCCTCTACTTTCTTTTCGTCCTCGCTGCTCTTGCCAGCGCGCGGCTTGCGGGTGGTCTTCTCAACCTTACTGTCGCCCTTGGCCTCGGCCTTCGGCGCCGGCAGTGCTGGCGTCGAGGTGGTGGCCGCGCCGCCGGTGGCGTCCTGGGCCTGCTGGATCAGCGAGCGCTTCGGCGCCTGCCAGGTCGACAGCGCGGCGACGAAGTCAGCATCGAACTCGACCGGCGTGGCCAGCAGCGACAACGGTTGCGGCAGGTTGGATTTCGCCTTCGGGTCGAATGGCATCGGCGTCACGTTGACGCGCAGCTGGCCGTCGCCCTCGGCGGCGACCGTGATCATCAGCGTCGCCCTTTTCGCGAGCTCATGCAGGGTTGTGAACATACAGTGGTCCTCGTGGGTTGGTGCCCTGGCGGGCGGTGGTTAATCGGTGTGCTGACAGGCCAGCAACGCGCTGGCGGGGCCGAACAGCGCCGCGACAAGGGCATCACGCCACATGCCGACCTGGCGCGCCGGCACGATCGTGGCCGGGCTCGAGAATTCTTTCTCGGTGGTGAGCATCCAGAGCTGGCGGCCGGACGCGTCGCGCTCCACGGCGCGCTTCGCTTCGTAGGTGGATTCGAGGCGGCGCAGGTATTCGTGCGCGGTCGGACGGCTGACGCCCAGGGCCTCGGCGACTTCCGGACCCGACATGCGGCGCTCGGCCAGCATCTTCAGGAGATGCTCGAGGCGCGCGTCGCGCTGGATGGCCATCTCGTCCGGAGACAGGTTGCGGATGCCGTCGAAACGCGCGGTGGGGCTGGTATTGGTGTTCATGTGTCGCTTCCTATTAGTCGTCGTGGTCGTTGGCCTGCAGCTTCTTCAGGTCGACCTGGGCGCGGCGCCGCATGTGCCGGCGAGCGACGGCGCGCAGGACGATCTGGAAGGTCGGGTGCTGGAGCATCGCGTCGAGGGGGACCGTCACGCGCAGCATGCGGTGGGCGATCTCGAGCGCGGCGCGGTCGGGTTCTGCGCGCAGCATGTCAACCTCGAGCGGCTGGCCGGCGAATGCCGATCATGGTGCGAAGGGCGGCAGCAGCGTCAATGCAGCCGAGGGTTTGCATTGCGCCGCAGAGCATCTGGGTGAATGCGAGCGCGCGCTGTTCCACGTTATCCGGGCAGTCGTCGCCCGCTTCCTCAGCGAGCAGGGTTATCACGCGCGCCACCTGGTCGACGGTAGCCATCAGCGAACCCCTGCGACGACGGTGATGCCGTAGACCTGGTCGCCCAGCACCTCAGCCGTCAGGATGGCGGCGGCGGTGCTGGACACGGCCAGGGCGCTGAACGTGATGCAGGCGGTGGCGGTGCGGACGGTGATGAGGAAGGGGCGGCGCATTGTGCTCTCCAGTTCGCGGCTCAGCGGGTGCTGAGCTTGCTGCGATGGAGATATTAAACACTATGTTTATTCTTCGAGTCAACAGTTTGTTTAAGTTGATTCGAAAAAAAACCCGCTCGAAGCGGGTCAGACGTGAAACACAGTGATGCCCTACCTGGAGCGTGTCGTCAGGCAAACGGGATAAGGGGGGTGCCACAGTGCTTGCATTTTCGCGCGTCCTTGTAGACTAACTCTCGGCAGTCTGGGCAGCGCACATGGGTATCAGGCGATGGCGCGAGGGGATCGCGAGACCTCACCGCAGGCAAGATGGCCACGAGGATAAGCGCAAAAAAACCGAACAGGCAGCCAAGAACTAGCCAGCCAAAGCCCGATCTTCCTTTGGACGAAGCTACTATTGCCGAGACAACCGCGCAACCTATCCACAGCATAAACCAGTCCATTACTTCTCCAATGCGGCATCGCAGCGTGCCGTAGCGCCTCAAAGTCTTCCTGTTACCACGCGGCCAGGTTGGTAAACCACGCGACCGACGATACTGCACTGGCCACTTTTCACGCTAACCGGGCCGTGGTCTGAATGAAGCGAATTCAAATACCACTGCCCCGCACGGTATAAAAGCTGCTTGATACAAGCCTCGCCGTCGAAGTTCACCGCATAAACTTCTCTGCTAATCGGCTTTGTATCGGTCTTGTCGATAACAACTACGTCGTCCTCGAAAAGCATGGGTTCCATGCTCGTGCCGCGCACGCGCATTGCCAGAAGATTGCGGGGATCGAGCTGCAGTGCCACCAGAACAGAGCATGGAATCTCTTCATGGCCATCTCCGTTCATGTCGGGCTCAGTGTCGAAGCCTGATACGCCGGCGCGGAGGCGCAATTTCACCCGCGGGATCTGAACAGTATCAGGTTCATCGCCGACCCGTACTGGCCTTGCACCTTCTATGTGCCCAGCCCCATCAACAAACGGCGAGTCAGATCGGACAATCGATAAATGCGAAGAGCCGCTGACCGCCATGGGCCCTTCGCCCGTCTCCAGCCAGGTCGCTGAAACTCCGATCGCAGCCTGCGCCCTCAGCATGCCGGTCTTCGAAATCCCCCGAACCTCCCAGTTATTCACGGTCTGAGACGACTGATTCAGCGCGCGCGCCAGCTCGGCCTGGGTCGTTATCTCCCGCAGGTCTTTGGCCGCTTGGTACAGCCGTTCCATTTGTATGTGCATAACAGAAATTATCGGCGGAACTAAACAAGATGTGTTACACAAACCGTTGACAGGTGGATTACACATGGTGTTTAATCGAGGCATCTAAAACCTACGGATGGAAAAAATGTCTTCGGATAAAGACCTCATCGAGAACCTGGGAGGCCCTGCGAAGCTCGCGGCGCGCTTGGGCTACAGCGTCCAGCGTGTCCAGAACTGGAAGGGCCGTGGCATTCCTGCTCAGGTTCGTCTCGACCATCCGGAGGTTTTCCCTCTGCCGGCGCGGTCTCAAGACGTCGCCTCCGCCGAATCCCAGCCGCAGTAGCCTAGCGGCTTTTTCTGCGTCTAAAAAGTTGCACTTAGGCATTTGCCCAGCAGTACCCCATCAGCAATCAGCTGATAAAACCCGAAGTCCTGTAAGACGAACATAGGAGAAACACCCATGAGCTCCATCACCGCCTCCGCCCTGATCCGCGATCTTCCGCCGTTCAAGGTCCCGACCAACGAAGTAGAGAACAGCGCGATCCGCAAGCACTGTGCCCGTATCGGCAGCCAAGTCGCTCCGTTCATCCGGGCCGCAACGCTGGAGAAGATCGCACGGGATGGCATGCATCGTAGCGACCCGAAGCGGAAAGCTGAAGGGCCATGCCATGGCCATAAGCAGCGCTGCCCGAACCGCGCCACGGCAGCAGGGGCGCCGCGCCGCTTGCGTCTTTAAGGGCGATTTCAAACTCCGCGTCCTTGAGGCGATGAACGATTAGAAGGGAACGACGATGCAGGACCAAGACACCAAGAAGGCCACGCCGGAGCAGAAGATCGTCCGGCAGGCCTACACCTGGTGCGATGCCGACAAGGCGCGCCTGGGAGACAAGAAGAACCCGGAGTTGCAACGCCTCGAGTACCGCGAGCGCCGCACCCTGGCCAAGATCATCGACGACGCGCGGGGGAATTGATGGATCAGCCAATCATTTCCCGCGACACCATCAAAGCACGCGGCGCCAAGGCCTTCGATGAAGGCGTCGGCATCGACGGTCACAACATGAACCCAGGCGCGCCGGCGATCAGCGACTGGCAGTTCGGCTGGCATACGCGCCGGATCGAGCGTTCCCGCGAAGCCGGGAACATCGCGCAGGCCGCTGCATGACCACACCACAGGTCGAGAACGGCTTCACCATGATCGCCAACGAGCTGCTCGAGGCGATCCTGGGCGGCGGCTTCTCGCATCGAGAGCAGTCGGTTATTTTCGCGATCATTCGGAAGACGTACGGCTACGCCAAGCGGGAAGACGACATGTCCGCATCCCAGATCGGCGCCGTTTGCGGCGTCGCGCGTCAGCACGTCACGTCGACTCTGAATGCGCTGGCGGAGCGTAACGTCATCAACAAGCGCGCCGGCCGCTTCGGCATGATCATCGGCGTGCAGAAGGATCACCGGAAGTGGATCAGCGCCCAGCAGCTGAAGGCCGTAGGAAGCGCCGCGTCCGATGGAAATGCTAGTCCCAAATCGGGACTAGTCCCGAATCAGGACAGGCCTCAAAGCGTTACTGCTGATAGTCCCGAATTGGGACAGGTAGATAGTCCCGAATCAGGACTAGTCCCGAATCAGGACCTGTCCCAAATCGGGACAGATGGTAGTCCCAAATCGGGACAGGTCGATAGTCCCGAATCGGGACACACAAAAGAAAACCTTCCAAAAGAAAACCTCAAAATAAAAAGTACCCCCAAACCCCCTGGCGGGGGCTCCAAGGGGGCTGCCCCGCGCATCGAGTTGAAGACGTTCCTGGCGGACTGCAAAGCAAGCGGCGAGCGTCCGCTGCGCGACTACACGCCGCTGTGGAACTACGTTCAGGACGCGCGCCTGCCGCTGGACTTTGTCGCCCTGGCCTGGGTCGAGTTCATGCGTCGGTTCGGCGCCGGCGGCGTGAAGGAAAAAAACAAGCAAGCGAACTGGCGCCAGACCTTCCGGAACTACGTCGAACGCAACTACCTGAAGCTGTGGGCCATCGACGGCAACGGCGAGTACTTCCTGACCACCTTGGGCAAGCAGGCCCAGATCACCGCTGAATCGAAAGAAGCCGCATGAGCAACGACATCAAACCGCCGCCGCACAGCATCGAGGCCGAACACGCCGTCCTGGGCGCCCTGCTGCGCGACAACGACGCCGTCGACCGCATTGGCGACCTGCGTGCGGAGCATTTCTATCTGGGCGACCACGCCACGATCTTCGGCGAGCTGATGCGCCAGCTGGCGGCCGGCCGCAGCTGCGACGTTGTCTCGCTGGGCGACGCGCTGCGCGGCAAGGTGGCCGACGGCATGCCGTACCTGAACTCGATGGCGCAAAGCACGCCGTCCGCGGCCAACATCGGACGCTATGCGGCGATCGTGCGCGATAAGGCGATCAAGCGCGGCCTCATCCGGTTCGGCCGCGAGGTGGCCGACGCCGCGGCGAACTCGCCAGCCGAATCCGTGGCGCTGGTCGACCAGGCCTCGTCCGCGCTGGAAAAGCTGGCCCAGGCGCGCATGCGCGCGGAACCGGCGCTGGCCGCCGACGAGCTGACCGCGCACGTCGAGGAGATCGAGCGGCGCATGAACGGCGCCGTCAAGGCGATCCCGACCGGCTTCCCGGCCGTCGACGACAAGCTCAACGGCGGGATCCGCCGCGGCGAGCTGATCGTGCTGGCCGCGCGCCCCAAGATGGGCAAGACCGCGTTCGCGCTGAACGTCGCCTGCAACGCCGCAGTCGACCACGCGGTGCTGGTCCTGTCGATGGAAATGCCGAAATCGCAGCTGCACGACCGCAACCTTGCGACCCTGGGCCGGATCCCGCTCGAGCACCTGCTCAAGCCGTCGATGATGGACGACGCCGACTGGGCCGGCCTGACGCACGCGATGGTCAAGATCGGCGGCATGAAGCTGCACCAGGATGACCAGCCCGGGCTGCGCCTGATGGACGTCCGGATGAAGGCGAAACTGGTCAAGCGCAAGCACGGCCTGGACCTGCTGGTGGTGGATTACCTGCAGCTGATGGAAGGCGACGGCGACAACCGCAACGCCCAGATCGAGGGCATCACGCGCGGGCTCAAGACGCTGGCCAAGGAGCTCGACATGGGGATCATCCTGCTGTCGCAGCTGAATCGCAAGCTCGAGGAGCGTCCGAACAAGCGCCCGATCCCGTCCGACCTGCGCGATTCCGGCTCGATCGAGCAGGACGCCGACGCTGTGGTCTTCTTGTACCGCGACGAGGTCTACAACCCGGACACCCCGGACGTCGGCGTGTGCGAGGTGGACGTGGCGCTGTGCCGGCAGGGAAAGCCCGGGCGCGTGGCGCTGGCGTACGTCGGCGAGCAGGTGCGTTTCGACAACCTGGAGCGCGGCTGGATGCCGCCGAAGGCCGCGCCGCGCCGCGGCGGCCGTGGACTGGCGGAGCACCTGTGAGCGCGACCGTGTTCAAGAAGGGCGGCGTCTACCACTTCCGCTTCCAGATTGCCGGGCGCCGCATGCAGCGCAGCACCCGCTCGAAGAACAAGCACGCGGCCGAGCAGCTGGCCGACCGCGAATTCCAGGCGGCGGTGGTGCGCGCCAACGGCGGCCAGCCGGTGCCGACCCTCGACGAGCTGGCCCATTCCTGGATAGTTGTCCACAGGCCGGTATCGAGCAGCGCGCACGTCACGAGCGTCGAGACGTTCCGGCGCCTGCACATGTACAAGCTGGGCGCCAAGCCGATCGGCGACATCACCACCGAGGACGTCGAGCTGGCGCGCATCGAGCACCTGGCCACGCACAAGCCGGCCAGCGCGAACCACTGGCTGCGGATCCTGAAGCTGCTGACCATGTGGGCAGTCAAGCGCGACGTCCTGGCCGGCCTGCCCTGGAAGGTGTCGATGCTCAAGGTCCAGAAGCGCCCGCGCGCCATCCTGCCGCTGGACGTGGCCCGGGCCTGGTTCGATGCGGTCGACGAGACCACCAGGCGGCTGCCGGCGATCGGCACCGCGGTGCGCCTGATGTTCGGGCTGGGCCTGCGCGAGAGCGAATCGCTGACGGCGCGCTGGGAATGGATCGACTGGCAGCGGCAGACCTACACGCCCGGGATCACGAAGGGCAGGGAGGCCGAGCCGGTACCGATGCCGGCTTGGCTGCGCGAGCACCTGGAGCCAGGCCGGCGCGCCGAGGGCCTGATCGTGGTCAAGCCGGACGGCCAGGCCTTCGCGCCAGGGTTCGCGCGCCAGGCGATGAAGCAGGCGAACAGGACGTGCTCGATCAAGGGCATCACGCCACACCGGCTGCGCGGCACTTTCGCCACCCTGCTGTCGGAGGCCGGGGTGCCGATCCAGACCATCCAGAAGGTGATGCGTCACAAGAACTTCGCCACCACGGTGGGCTACCTGGAGAAAAACATCGGGCTGGCCGCGAAGGCGCAGGAGCAAATCGGCCAAATTGCCGGGTTCGGGCGGCGCGAAAGTGGCGCGCACCTCGGCATAGCGCCCGCCAATAAGGGCAGTGCAAATGATTAGTGATCATCGGATATAAGCCCAGCCGGCGACCGGAGACCAACCAGCGCGCGAGCGCACCAACCGCAGCACCAACCTGAAAGGGCAACACAGCATGACCATCCACGCATACACCGAGCCGGGCTTTTCGAATCCGGCCTGCATCAACCTGAGCGAGCGCGTGTCGCACCCGGGTGATGCGATCGTCACCGTCCGCAGCGCGGGCGAGAACGTCGCCAGTTCAATCATCCTTTCGCCTGACCAGCTGCGCGCGCTGGCCAACGACATCGGTAAGCACCTCGACGCCGGCGCAAAGCAAGACATGGCCTTCGGCGATGCCCTCGTGGCCCTGAAGACCGGCAAGCGCGTGGCCCGCACCGGTTGGAACGGCAAGGGCATGTTCGCCTACCTGGTGCCGGCCAACAGCTACCCGGCACAGACCGGCGCCGCGAAGGCCTTCTTCGGCGAGGCCAGCATGGTCCCGTACAACGCCTACCTCGCACTCAAGGGCGCCGACAACACCGTGAGCACCTGGGCGCCCAGTGGCAGCGATGCGCTGGCCGAGGACTGGCTGATCGTCGAATAACCGCACCACCTCGCCCGGCCAGCCCGGGCGGCTACGACAACGACAAGGAGAACCTGAACGATGATGACCACCTTCACCCTCTGGCTCATCGCGTCCGTGCCGGCCGGCCTGCTCGCCGGCTGCTGCATCCGCGCCGGCATGGAGGAGGCTCAACCTTGACCGAACGCCGCGCAACGATCACCCTCGGCTGGCGTCCGCAAGGCGCGCCAGCCCGCCGCAGCGACGACTTCGTCGAGGTGGCGAATGACCTGGTGCCCGCTCAGCAGCAGCATGAGCACCAAGTCGAGCGACGCAGCATCGGCCGGCGCCTGGAGAACTGGGGCATGTGGGCGAATACGGACACGAGGAGCGGCAGCAGTCGCAGTGACTGTATGACCGGTGTCATCTGCGACAACATGCGCAGGCATGCGGCGGGCGTGATTGGTCCGCCCGCCGCTGTCAACGACCGAATCGACGTGCCTGATGCGGAGCGCATCAACCTGGGCATCACGAAGATCGCCGAGCACCATCGCTGGGTACTGCACTGGACCTACGTGGTCTGCGCGAAGCCCTGGGGCGTGGCCGGCGCCTGTGGCTTCCCATCGCGCGAATTTGGCGTGAGGCTCGGCGACGCACAGGCTGCCATCGAAGACGCAGCTGGAGGCATCGTCGAACAACGTGCCCAACCGAAATTAGTTGACAGCCCGCAATCTCAGCAGTAAATTCCACTCATCAACATTTTCCAGAAGTACATTTTCCGATCGGACAGCAGTGGTCTCCCAGTGGGAGACCCAAGCACGTCCGGAGAAAATGACGAAGCCCCGCTCAGCGATGACGCGGGGCTTTTTGCTTTCCGATCACCCTGCCAGCGAGGACGCCATGAAGTGATCCAGCATTGGTGGTTCTGCCCTTACCCGGCAGCGTAGAAGCGCGACGTAACGGCGCACGGGATCAAACTTGCCCGATGAGTGCCGGAGTACCCGCCCGGCGACACTCAAGAGACGGCGCACACGCACGCACGAAGGATGGGCCGCGAGGCCGCCACAGTCGAGCGCATGACTTGCGCGCATCGACGCCGGACGCTGTAACCGGCACAAACCCTTATTCCGGAGAATCCCATGCTCAGCCGCATTCGCCGCCTCAGCGTCGCCGCGCTGGCGGCCGTCGTCGCCCTCGCGTCTTGCGGCGCGCCCGCCATGGCCACCCAGCCGCAGATCGTCCACGCGCCAGCCAAGGCCAGCAAGCCTGGCAACCGCGGGCTGTTCAACAATCTGGTGCTGCCGACCTCGGCCAGCATCTACGGCCGCAAGAGCGCCGGCATCAGCATGGCCCAGCAGCACCGCGCCGCGGCGAAGAAGCGCGGCATCACGCGCAACCGCAGGCATCACCGCTGATTCACCGTGTCTCCCTGCATCCGGTTTCGCTATTGCCCGGATGTGGTTCGCCCGCCTCGTGCGGGCTTTTTTATTCCGAGGTGTGCGATGCGCGATGTCCCGATGATGAGAGTCGAGGTGGACGGCGTTGTCGTGCGTCGGCCGGGCGTGCTCGACGTGCTGCAGTACGACCAAACCGGCAAGGCCACTCTGTCGCGCATGCGTCCGCAGCTGCTGCCCGGCGAGGTGCTGGTGGAGCGCATGGGCCAGATCCCAGCCATCGTGGGCGCTGGCCCCAAGCACGTGCACGAGATGCTCCGCGATCAGGTTGTGCGCTCGGTGCTCGGCACCTACCCTGCGATGCTGGCCGAAGAAGCCGATCCGGTCGCGCTGAACTGCCTCGTTCACCGCCTTGCCGATGCGTCCGAGGCCGCGCGCCTGCTGTGCGCGAATGGCCACGCCTGGCCGGCGCAGTCGCTGACCGACATGGTGCGTGACGTGCTGGGCATCGAGTCGTGAGCGTGGAGCGCCTGCGTGGTCGTGCGCTGCAGCGCCAGCGCGAACGCGTCTGGCTGCGCGATCGAGGTATATGCGCGCGCTGCGGCCGCGTCACCACGTTCCCGTCCGGCTTCGAGCTGGACCACAAGGTGGCGTTGGCGAACGAAGGCACGAACGACGACGCCAACATGCAGGTCCTGCACCACGAATGCCACGAGGCGAAGACGAACGAGGACCTCGGCTACACGCCGAAGGTCGCAACCGGCCTCGATGGCTGGCCAGTGGATGAGCCGGCTGATCCGGCCCGCCGCAGCACGGCGCGGTGGAAGCGCGTGGCCCGCGGCTGACCACCCACCGGGGGCGGGTCAAAAGTCTGGGCGACCGGTGCCGGAAACCGGCTATGCAGCTTCAAATTAACGCTAACCCACAAAACGCCGACCAAAATGGCCACCACGACTAAGCCCAAAACCGCGACCCGGCCGCGCACGAAGCGCGCGCCGGCGAAGGCGGTGGCCAGCGCCGTCACGGCCCCGGCCAAAACGACGAAATCGAAAACGCCGGCGGCGCCGCGCACCAAGCGCGCGCGCGCCGACTCCGCGGCCAGCGCCGTCAAGGCCATGGTCGACGCGGCCCTGCCGGATATCGAAGTGCCGGCCTGGGTGACGCTGACCGAATCGGCAAAACCTTTCTGGGTCGGTGTTGTGCGCGCGCGTGCGCGAGACGAATGGCAGGACGTCGACCTGGTGGTGGCCGCACAGCTGGCCCAGTGCCAGGCCGACATCGCCGAGGAAGATGAAGCACTGCGCCAGGAAGGCCGCGTCATCAAAAACGACCGCGGCTCGCCAGTGATGAACCCGCGCACGACGGTGCTCGAGCAGCTGGCGCGCCGCGAGATGGCCCTGATGCGCACGCTGCGCATGGGCGGCCGGGTCGCAGGCGACAGCCGCGACGACCAGGGCAAGCGCCAGCTGGAGCGCGGCGCCCGCAAGGCGCGACAGCAGGTCGAGGAAGAAAACGACGGGCTGCTGGCATGACGGCGCGGTCTACCAAGGCCGCTACCAAACCAACTCCGAAGCCCCGGATCCGCAAGCCGAAGCCGCTGACGCGCGGCGAAAAGGTGTGCGCGTTCATCGAACGCTACTGCGTAGCGCCTGAGGGCGACCACATCGGCCAGCCGATCCAGCTGGAGCCGTTCCAGCGCAAGTTCATCCTTGAGATTTACGACAACCCGCACGGCACGCACAGCGCCTACCTGTCGATCGCGCGGAAGAACGGCAAGACGGCGCTGATCGGCTCCATCCTGTTGGCACACCTGTGCGGCCCCGAAGCGGTCCAGAACTCGCAGATCGTCAGCGGCGCACAGTCGAAGGAGCAGGCGGCCGTCGTGTTCGAACTGGCGCGCAAGATGGTCGAGATGTCGCCGGTGCTGTCCGGCCTGGTGAAAGTCCAGCCCAGCGGCAAGCGCCTGATCGGCCTGCGCAAGAACGTGCTGTACCGCGCGCTGGCTGCCGAGGGCAAGACCGCGCACGGCCTGTCCCCGATTCTGGCGATCCTCGACGAGGTGGGCCAGGTGGTGGGGCCGGTCGATAAGTTCGTTTCGGCCATCACCTCGGCGCAGGGTGCGTACACGAATCCGCTCCTGATCGCGATCAGCACCCAGGCGCCGACCGATGCCGACCTGTTCTCGACCTGGATCGATGCGCAGTCGAATGCGCCGGACCCGAAGGTGGTGTCCCATGTCTACGCGGCGCCGGCCGACTGTGCGCTCGACGATCCGAAGGCGTGGGCCGCGGCCAACCCTGCGCTCGGGGTGTTTCGCTCGCTCGACGACGTGCGCAAGCAGTGCAAGCAGGCCATGGACATGCCGGCGAACGAGCCCGAGTTCCGGAACCTGATCCTGAACCAGCGCGTCGAGGCGGTGTCGCCGTTTGTCACCCGATCCGTGTGGGAGGCGAACGGTGGACCGCCTGGCGATTCGACAGGCCGAAAGGTCTGGTGCGGCTTGGATCTGGCCGAGGTCCACGACTTGACAGCGTTTGTAGCGGTGGACGACACAGGCGGAATTCATCCCACCTTCTGGCTGCCGCAGCATGGCCTCGCCGAGAAATCGCGGAAGGACAAGGTCCCGTACGACATGTGGGCAAAGCAGGGCCACCTGCTGACCACGCCCGGCAAGGCCATCGAATTCGAATATGTCGCCAAGTTCTTGCGCGAGTTCTTCGATCGTCATGACGTGCAAGCCGTGGGCTTCGACCGTGCGCTGATGAAGCATCTGGTGCCCTGGCTCAAGAAAGCGGGATTTTCTGATGCTGAGCTGGAAAAGTTCGTCGAGTACGGACAGGGCGTTTTGAGCATGACGCCGGCGCTGCGCGAGATCGAGGTCAGGCTGCTCAACACGCAGTTCCGACACGGGTCGCACCCAGTTATGAACATGTGCGCCGCGAACGCGAAGGTCGTCGGCGAGAGCGGAGGGCGCAAGTTTGACAAGAAAAAAGCCCGCGGGCGCATCGACGGCATGTCGGCACTGGCGAATGCTGTCGGTGTGATGCCGGTCGCGGAAACTGAATCGAAAGTTATCAAGCAGGGCTTCGTCAGCTTGTAAGGAAAACCATGAAATTATTCGATGCGTTGGAGGCAACGGCGCACTGGCGTCAGACGCCGGAGCCGGAGCGTCCGCAAGATGCCGCAGTGGTCATAAAGAGCAGCGATGCGCAGGTAGTGGCAATGCTGGGCGGCCCGCCGGCGGCGAGCGGCTTTCCAGTGACATCCGAGACAGCAATGCGAGTGTCAGCGGTTTACGCCTCGGTTCGGTTGTTGGCTGGCGCGATCGCGTCGATTCCGGTGTCGGTCTATCGCGAGACGGCAGAAGGTCGCGAGAGCATCAGTCCCGACCTGTGGTGGCTGCTGAACGAGCAGCCGATCGAAAGCTGGACGGCCGCCTCGATGTGGGAATGGGTGATCAAGTCAATCTGCTTGCGCGGCGATGGCTTCGTCGAGATCGTTCGCAGTGGAGCCAGCATTAAAGCGCTACGCCCGCATCACCCCGATCTCGTGCAGCCACTTCGGATCGTAGGCACCGACATGCTCGTCTACCAGGTCACCGATCTGGATCACGTTGTCAGGGCCGTTCATCAGGACGACATGCTGCATTTTGCAGGTTTCGGGTTCAACGGATTGCGCAGCATGTCGGTCATCCAGTGGGCGGCCTTCCAGTCCATCGGGATCGCGCTGGCAACCGACTCGCTGTCCGGACACTTTTATGCCAACGGCGCCGCGCCGAAGCACGTCATCAAGTCCGACAAGGAAATGAGCGACGGCCAGATCGAACAGCTGCGGAACGAGTACAAGCGCAAGTACGCCGGCACGAACAACGCCGGCTTGCCCATGGTGCTCACGGAAGGTCTTGAAATCACGGAAATGAGCATGACCTCGGCCGACGCCCAGCTGCTCGAGTCACGAAAGTTTCAGGTCATCGACATCGCGCGCGCGTTCGGCGTGCCGCCGCACATGATCGGCGCCCAGGAAACTACGAGCTCGTGGGGCACCGGCATCGAGCAAATGTCCATCGGCTTCATTCGCTGGTCGCTGCAGCCTCACATCACCAGGATCCGTCAGGAACTGAACCGTAAGTTTTTTCGGCGCGCATCACCGTTCGTCGAGCACAAGATGGAAGCGCTGCTGGCTGGCGATTCAAAAGCCGAAGGCGAGTACATGCGCCAGGCTGTGGGCGGATCGCAGGGGCCGGGCTGGATGACGATCAACGAAATCCGGAAAGCGAAGAACCTGCCACCGATCAAAGGTGGTGATGTGCTTTTTAACCCGAACAGTCTCAAAAACACCGAACCACAAGGGAAAACCGATGAAACAGCTGGTGCAACTGATTCGCAACAACGCGCGGCGTGAGCCGGCACGCATTGCTGCCGAAGACACTCCTGACACGCTGTACCTGTACGACGTCATCGACCCGTACTGGGGCGTGAGCGCGAGCGACTTCAACAAAGCACTTGCCGGCATGGCAGGAAAGAAGGTCACGCTGCGCGTAAATTCGCCCGGCGGCGACGTGTTCGATGGCCGCGCCATGGCCGCGGCGATTGCGCAGCACGGCGATGTGCACGCGATCATCGAAGGCGTGGCTGCCAGCGCGGCTACCTACGTTACGGCGGCGTGTGCCAGCGTCACCATTGCGTCCGGCGCGCTGTACATGATCCACAACGCCTGGACGATGGCTTACGGGAACAAGGCGGACCTGCTGCAAACGGCGGACCTGCTCGACAAGATCGACGGGACCATCCTGAACGACTACGAGCGCAGGACCGGCCAAGCCCGCGAGCAGTTGACGGCTTGGATGGACGCCGAGACCTGGTTCACTGCCGACCAGGCAGTTGAACACGGCTTTGCCGATTCGGTCGCCGAGACGACACAAGCGAAGAATGCTTGGGATCTCTCGGCCTACAAGAACGCGCCTAAGCCGATGGATCCGCCTGACAACACCGCGGACTGGGAAGCCATCCGCCAGCGCAACCAGAACCGGCTGCGCCTGCACGAACTGGGATAGCGCGCTCGCGCAATCCAGCACCCGCCGCCTCGAGCGGCTTTTTTACGTCCGTCACAAGGAAAACCAGATGAAATCGATTCAAGCATTGCGCGAGCAGCGTCAAAATCTCGCTCGCGAAGCCCGCAACCAGCTGGAAAACAAGGGCGACCGCACCTGGTCGAAGGAAGACCAAGCCATCTTCGACAAGCGCTCGGACGAAATTGATGCGCTGGAAAGCGAAATCGCTGCGATCGAGAAGGTCATGGCGCTGGAAGTCGAAAAAGGGCACACCGATGTCGAGCAGTTCCGCCGCCAGCCGGCAAACAAGGCCGAAGCCGAGGGCCGCGCGCTGTTCGCCAAGCTGCTGCGCCATGGCCCGACCGCCATGACCGCTGAGGAAATAGGCAAAGTTCGCAATACCATGTCGGTGGGCACGCCGGCGCAGGGCGGCTACACCGTCGAGACCGAAGTCGCGAAGGAGCTGATCGATTACCTGAAGGCCTACGGCGGCATGCGCGGTGTCGCGTCGAGCATCACCACCAGCCAAGGCAACCCGCTCGGCTATCCGACTTCGGACGGTACGAGCGAATCAGGCGAATGGGTGCCGGAAAACACCGCGGCATCTGCTGGCGATCCGAGCTTCGGCACCGTGGCCCTGACCGCGTTCAAGGCCAGCACCAAGATCATTACCATCCCGATCGAACTGCTGATGGACAGCTCGATCGATGTGATCGCCATGGTCAACAAGCGTCAGCGCGACCGCCTGGGTCGCACCATGAACCAGGGCTTCACTACCGGCAGCGGCGCCGGTCAGCCGACCGGCTTCGCCACCGCAGCTAGCGTCGGTCGCGTCGCCAGCACCGGCCAGACCAACACGATCCTGTACGAAGACCTGGTCGAGCTGCAGGAATCGATCGACCAGGCGTATCAGGATGCCGGCACCTGCCGCTTCATGATGCACCAGCAGACCCGCAAGGTCGTGCGCAAGCTGAAGGACAACGCTGGCCGCCCGATCTGGTCCGAATCGTACGAATCGGGTATCAAGACCGGCATCCCTGCGCAGCTGCTGGGCGCCGACGTGACGATCAACAACGACATGGCACAGCCGGCCGCCAACGCCAAGACCATCGGATTCGGTGACTTCTCGAAGTACATGATCCGCGACGTGCTTGACCTGATCCTGTTCCGCTTCGAAGACTCGGCATACGTGTCGAAGGGCCAGATCGGCTTCCTGGGCTGGGCACGCGCCGGCGGCAACCTGCTGGACGCCAACGGCATCAAGCTGTTCCAGCAGTCGGCGACCTAATCGCTAATCGACAGCCGGCCCGGCGCCGGCTGTCCCATCCATAACCGGAGTTATCAAAATGGCAGAAGCCCAAAAAGTAAAAGCGCGCGTTCTGGTCGATTGCGACCTGGGCAAGTGCAACGACGTCATCGAAGTCGACGCGAAGCAGGTCAAGGCCCTGGCTGGCGTAGTCGACACCGACTCGGAAGCGGTCGCCTACGCCCAGTCGCTGCCGCCCCGCGCGAAGCCGGACGCCGAGAAGTAAACCATGAGCCCCGCTGACGCCGCCAAGCTCGCGAACCTGCGCGCCGCGGCGGCGCTGCCGGGCGCTCGCTCCGTCACCGTTCGTGGCCCGGCCGGCTCGGTGACGATCCCCAAAAACGACATAGTCGGCAAGTCCGACGACGAGCTGCTGGCATTTATCGCTGGCCGGCTCGCTGAACAATGAACAACCGCGATACTGGAGACGCTGCAGCATGACCCAACGAACCGCAGACCGCCTGATCCAGGCAACGACCGTCACCAGCACCGCAACTGTCACGCTCGGCGCCGCCTGGACGGGCGGATTTCAAACGCTCGCGCAGGCGATGGCGGCCGACGCTGGAAAACCCGGCGCGCTGGTCGTCGGTGCGAAGGGCCTCGAATTCTGCGTGCTGGACCCGAACACGGGCGCATGGGAAACGTCCTCGTACACAATCACCGACGCGACCACGCTGACGCGCGATTACGTGCTGAGCAGCTCGAACAACGGCCTGCCCGTCCCGTTCGCCGCCGGCACTAAGCAAGTTATCTGCGTGGCCTCCTCGTCGCGCATGGCGGCCGGCCTGGTAGATCCGGACGACGTCGGCTTCGATATCGTCGGCTGCTATGGTCAGTCGAACATGGAAGGCAATCCAGCGTCGGACCCCGATATCGACATCAACGACCCGCGTGTTTATCAATGGTCGACGCCGCTGAACGACGCGACCCATCGCCATCAGATCCTCGGCAGCACGGAACCGCTGTACATGGTGACGGGCGTCCGCACCGGCAAGACTGGCCCGGCTACGCACTTCGCGCGCGCCTACCTGTCGACCGTGCCGGGCAATCGCAAAGTCCTGCTGGTCCCGGTCGCGGCCGGCTCGACGGGCCTGGTGGGCAACTACTGGCAGCCGGGCAGCCCGGGCGGCCAGGGCTACGAGACGGCCATAGCCGAGGCGAATCTCGCGATCGCCGCAGCTATCGCCATGTTCCCGAATTCGCGTTACGTCGGCACCATCTGGGCGCAGGGCGAGGCTGATGCGCTGGCCAGCATTCCACAATGGCAATACGCCATGAATCTCAAGGCGCTGATCGCCGGCATGCGTTCGCGCATCACCGGCGCGGCGAGTTCCTGGTTCGTTATCTCGTCCATGACGCTGTACGCTCGCACCGTGTACTCGGCGGCGCAATACGACCCGATCGACTCGGCGCACAAGCAAATTGCTGCCGAGGTAAATCGGGTAGGCTTCGTTCCGCCTGTCATCGGCATGGACAACAACAGCGAGCATTACACCGCGCCCGGCATCCGTATCATGGGCGCCCGCATGGGGCTCGCCGTGCGGGCCGCCTCGCGGTCGGTCGGCGTGGATAGCACCGTGCCGACGCTCGTTGCTGCGTCCGTGGCAAACGCCTCGCCGTCCACCGTGACCCTGACGTTCTCCGAAGTGCTGGACGGCGCGTATATCCCGAGCGTCACAAACCTCGCATCGAGCGTGTCCGGTCACACAGTCAGCAACGTTGCGCTGGCGGCAAGCGGCAACGTCCTGAACCTGGGCTTGACGACGCCGTTCGCCGCCGCTGAAAGCCGCAGCTTCACCTATCCAAAGCCGGCGACGAACTACCTGCGCGACCTGACGGGCAACCCCGTCGCGGACGGCGTGACGATGGCCATCACCGACAACGTAGCAGGGACCGGCGGTGCGGTCGCACCGGACGCGCCAACGATCGGCGTCGCTGTCGCAGGCGACGGTTATGTCGATGTCGCCTTTACGGCGCCGGCCTCGAACGGCGGCTCGGCGATCCTCGATTACACCGCATACCTGTCGACCGGCGAGAGCGCCACCAGCAGCGCCAGCCCGATCCGCGTCACCGCCGCCAACGGCACCGCCCGCACGGCAACCGCCAAGGCACGCAACGCCATTGGTTACAGCGCCGCGTCCGCCGCGTCGAACAGCGTCACGCCGGCAGCAGCTGGCGGCGGCGGGGGCGGCACGTTCACGACCATGAGCACGACCGACAAGGATGCCAGCATCACCCTATCCGGCGGCAGCCTGATCGCCACCGGCACCGTGGCCGGCTTCAAGTCCGCGCGCGCCATCAGCGGCAAGAGCACTGGCAAGTGGTACTTCGAGGCGACCATCGGCTCGATCGGCGGCAGCCGCGTCATGATTGGCTTCGGTGCCGCGGCGGTGTCGTTGACGGATTTTGCCGGCAGCGACGGCGGTGGTCTGTCGGCAGGTTACGACAGTCTCACCGGCACCCTGTACGCGTTCGGCGGCGGCAAGCAGACCCAGTCGACTTACACCGCCGGCGACGTCATCGGCGTGGCGCTGGACCTGACAAACAACACCGTGCAGTTCTTCAAGAACGGCGCACCACAAACGCAGGTTGCCCTGTGGGCGCAGATCACCGGCGCAAAACCGCTGTACCCGATGATCACGACCAACTCGGCGGGAGGCTCGCTGACGATGAATTTTGGCGCCTCGGCATTTACCAGCCTGCCGGCCGGCTTCAGCGGCTGGACCCCGTAAGGAGGCGGCATGCTGTCTCTCTACTCCGTGGCGGGCGGGCCGCTGGCGTCGGGTCCACTGGACACGGCGTCCGCGCCTCCCGCCAGCGACGCTACGACCCCGGTAGCGATCGATATTTCCCAGGTCTCGCCGGCGCATATCGCGGTCTTCGGGGGAAGCGGTAGCCGTATCGCCGTCTTCGGCGGGACCGGCGCCAGAACGGCAATTAATGGAATGACCATGAAACTACCTACTCTTGTCAACGGCAGGATGACCACCGATCGCGATCCGGACGAGATCAGCTGGTACGGCGCCGACATCACGCAGGAGCTGGCCGACCGCGCCACCACGCCCCTCGATCAGAGCAAGCTGATCCTGGTGCTCAACGGGGTTGCTCTGATCGAGGGGCCGCTCATTCAAACGGCGAGTGTAGGCGGCATCGCGCGCACCTACGTGGTCGCGCGGCTCGGCGGCGTCGACGGCGCTCTTCCGGCCGACTGGAACTGGATCGCGCGCGTGCCCTGCGCGAACGGCGAGCGATTCGATAAAACGACGTATTTCAACAAGGTGGACACGTGAACTTCAACGTCGAAAACCTGCCCGCCGTGCGCGCACAGCTGGAGCGAGACGCTGCCGAAGCAAGCGAAGCTTCGGCGCCAGGTGACGAGGTGCCGGTGCCGTACGCCCGCGCACCGGCCGCGGTTGGCCCTCAATGCGCAGGCGCGCGGCCGCCCGCTACGCAAGGAAACGCACGATGACGATACGCGAGCTCTCGCCGCCCGCCGCGCTGGCGGTAACCCTTGCCGAGGCCAAGGACCAGCTGCGCATCGACCAGGGCGATACAGCGTTCGACACCCACCTCGCCACCTGGATTGCCGGTATCAGCCAGGAGGCGGAGCATGTCACCGGTCGCGTGTTCGTCAACCGAACAATGCGTGTCACGCTGGACGGGTTCGAACCGTCGATACGTCTCAGTGCGCCTACCTTCAGCGTCGAGAGCATCAAGTTCATCGATGTCGATGGCCAGCAGCAGGTTCTTGACCCTGCCGACTACTTCGCCGACCAGGTCACCGAGCCCGGCTATGTAATGCCGCAAGTCGGACGGGCCTGGCCGGCAACGCTGGCGCGTGCGAACGCCGTAACGGTCGATTTCACCGGCGGCTATGGTCCTGACGCGACGACCACGCCGCCGGCGGCCAAGCTGTATATCCTGGCGCGCCTGGTCGAGCAGTGGGATCCGGTCGTCAAGGAGTTCAAGCAGACGGCGCGTTCGAACTTCATCCCACGCCTGCTTGATGGCCTAAAGGTGTACGGATGACACACGCATTCGCCCTCGATAAGCAGGTGACCCTGCAGGCCAAGACGGCCGAGCGCACTGCGTTGAATGCGCCGGTCAATACCTGGGTCAACGTTTTGCCTGGCGCCGGTAAGGCCTGGGCTCGCATCAGCGACCTCACCGGCCGGCAGTACGCGGCCGCCGGTGGTGTCAAGAATTACCTGCAGACCGAAATTACACTCCGGCGCCGACCTGACCTGATCGTGCTGCCGAGCATGCGCGTCGTGCATGCTGGTTTCGCGTACGACATCGAGGCGGTGCTCGCACGCGACCAGCACTGGCTCACCCTCATGTGTCGAAAGGAGCCGCTCGATGGCTGATCTGGAAGTGAAGGGCTTGGCCGAGCTGCGCACGCGCATGGCTGGCATCCCTGACAAGCTCATCAAGAACGCGTTGCGGTCCGGGCTGCGAAAAGGCGCGACTGTCGTGCGCAACCAGGCGCGGGAGAATTTCAACGCGGCCGGCGGCCCCAACGACTTGACCGGCGCCCTCAAGGCTTCGATCCGGGTCACGCCGCGCCGCGGCACGCCGACCAGGGTGGTGTTCAGCGTGTCGGCGGGCGCGCTGACGAAGGCGCAGACCAAGAAGTTCGGCGCTGACTCGGCGTATTACGCTCTCTGGGTCGAGCGCGGCCACATCAACCGAAAGCTGGGCGCGGCCCTGCGCGGCGGCACCCGGCGGAAGGCTGCGGCGCGCGCCGCGTCGACGAACAACACGCCGGCCCACCCGTTCATGCGGCCCGCGATCGAGGCGAAGGCCAAGGAAGCGATCGACATCATGGTCCAGGCCGTCGCTGAAAAGCTGCCGGAGCTCGGCAAGTGAGCGCGCACGCGGCAATTTTGGCGCTGCTGCAGCAGGCCGGCGGGCTGACTGCGCTGGTGGGCGATCGCATCTTTCCGAACGAGCTGCCGGATCCGCCGGTGTACCCGGCGCTGACCTACCAGAAAGTCGGCGGCGCGAGCGCGCGCGGCGCGGTCGAAAACCCTGGCCTGGGCCGAGCATCCTTTCAGGTTTCGACCTGGGCGCGGACGCTGGATGAAGTCGTAGCGATCGCGGACGAAGTCAGGAAAGCCCTGGACCGGAAGCGCAAGGCGGTTGTCGCCGGCGTACAGGTCGACGACTGTTTCTACGAGGACGATGTCGATTCCAGCGACACGACCGAAAAGGTGTACTTCAACCACATGAGCTTTCGGCTCCACTACCGCGAAACGAGATGACGAAAACCGAACAAATCATGGATGCGATGAAGGCGGCTCTGGTCGGCGCAGGCCTCAGCGTTCCGGACCTGCAGGTGCGCGATGACACCGAGAAGCCGCACAGCTTCGAGAGCATGCCGTGCATCGTGCTCGACTGCGGCGACGAATACCCGGATCCGGTCGCAGGGATGGGTTTCGTCTACTGGAACCTCACCGTGCTGCTGCTGATCGCCGCCGACGGTCCGGCCCCGAAGATGGCGCCGGAGCCGACGCGCGCCGCCGCGCAGGCCGCCCTTTACGCGGATCGTACCCTCGGCGGCGCCGTGCTCGACCTGGCCGTTGGCCCGATCGTCCGCGGCATCGACGAAGAAAACCCGGCCTGTGGCATCACCCAGGTCTCCTACAACCTGAAATACCGAGCCATGGAAGGAACGGCATGAATCACGAACACGAAGGGCAGGGCGGCAGTTACGTCGTCGGCGAAGACGGCAAGGTCAACCTGGTCGAGCGCACCAGGCAGCCCGGCGAGGCAGTGCCGCCGGAAGACCCGGCGCCTGCCGAAGCAACCAAGTCCACGAGGGCCGCGAAAGCGGCCCTTTCTTCGCCGGCCGCGCCGGTTGACCAATCCCCCGCGGAGTAAACATGACCCTTCTCACCCGCAAGCGCACCATCCTGGCGAAAATCGAATCGACCTACGGCCAGGATCCGACGCCGACCGCGACGCTGGACGCACTCCTGATGAGCAACGTCACCGTCAGCCCGATGGAGATGACGCTGGTCCAGCGCAACAACATCAAGGCCTTCCTGGGCAGCAACCCGTCGGTTTTGGCGGCGATCTACGCCAAGGTCAGCTTCGACATCGAAGTGGCCGGATCCGGTACGGCTGGCACGGCGCCGGCGTACGACGAACTGCTGCGCGCCTGCGGCCTGTCGGCGACCACGCTGGCGTCGGCTCTCTCCGGCGCCGCGGCCGCCGGCAGCGCGGCCAGCATCACGCTCGCCGCTGGCGCCTCGGCGGTCGACGGCGCTTACGTCGGCATGACGATCAACCTGACCGGCGGCACTGGTGCCGGCCAGTCGGCGGTGATCGCCAGTTACAACGGTACGACCAAGGTCGCGACGTTCACCGCGCCGCTGGCGACGGCTGCCGCAGCCGCGACCGCGTACACGCTGCCCCTGCAGGTGGTCTACCGCCCGGTGTCGGACAACTTTGAATCCGTGGCGTTCTACGTCAACGTCGACGGTGTCCGTCACCTCATGCTGGGCGCCCGCGGCACCGTTTCGCTGAAGGCCAGTGCGCAGGGCATCCCGATGTGGAGCTTTGCGTTCACCGGCCTGTACACCACGCCGACCGACGTCCCGATCCCGCAGCCGAACCTGACCCAGTTCGCGGCGCCGCTGGCGGTCAACAACCAGAACACCGGTGGCCTGAACATCTCCGGCTACCTGACCGGCGTGGTCAGCGACTTCAGCATCGACCTGGCCGCGTCGGTCGTGTTCCGCTCGCTGCCGGGCGGTACCGAGGAAGTGAAGCTGACCGATCGCCAGCCAACCGGCTCCGTCACCTTCGAAGCTACCACGGTGGCAGCGAAGGACTGGTGGACGATGATGAAGAACGTTGTGCTGGGCCCGTTCTCGGTCACCCACGGCAAGACCGCCGGCAACATCGTCAAGATCGACGCCCCGCAGCAGCAGTTGACCTCGCCGAGCTACGGCGACAAGGACGGCATCACCATGCTGACCTGCAAGCAGGAATTCAACGCGCTCAACGGTAACGACGAGCTGACCCTCTGCTTCATGTAACCCGGCGCAAGCCAACAACCGAGCACCGACCAGCCGCCGTCGCCCTTCGCGTGGGCGCGGTGGCTGGCACGGGCAAATTCACACCCACGCGAAAGGAAGCACCCATGTTTGTAGTTGCTAAAACGAAAGATCAGACCATCACCTGGCCGGTTACGGTCGAAGTCGCCGCCGACGGCGGCAAGACCGTCAAGCACACCTTCACCGGCATCTTCAAGAAGCTCGACGAAGAAGAGCGCGAGGCGCTGTTCAAGGACGGCGAGGACGACCTGGCGCTCGACAGCACCTCCGCCAGCGCAACCGAAGCCGCGGTGGACAACATCCTGAAAGTCATGACCGACTGGAAGCAAGTCGTCGACGAGCACAAGGCGCCGATCGACTTCAATCGCGACACGCTGCTGATCGCCGTGCGCAGCGCCGCCGGTTTCAACGTCCTGCAGGGCATCTGGAACGCGATGCGCGAGATCCGCGTCGGGGCACGCGCAAAAAACTGAAGGACGCCGCCGCGTACTGGGCGCGCGGCGGCAAGGACGACGGCAAAGCCGCACAGAACGACTTCGAACTGTGGGGCCTTGCTTCGGCCGAGACGGCAGCCTGGATCGGCGTCGACGAAGGCCCACCTCAGTTCGAGGTCTGGCCGGACAACTGGCTCATCGTCGAAGTGTTCCTGGCGATGTGCGATCAGTGGATATGGACCGGCGGCATGGATTCGCAGCGCGCCGGACTGAACCTCGGCGTGCTGCCGGTCGTGTACGAAGGCCTGGAAGTGCCGGTCGAGAAGCGGCCCGAGGTCTTTCAGGGCCTGCGTGTCATGGGCACAGCGGCGCTCGCCGCGATGCAAAAAACGTAACAGAAGCACCCGCCAGCCTTGCGCTGGCCTATTTTTTTGGAGATGCGTATGTCCGGAGCCGTGCAGGTAGGTCAGCTGGTAATCAACATGGCTGCGGACGTCGCCTCGCTCAAGACAAGCCTGGCAGAGGGCGTACGCGAGTCGAAGGCCGGCGCCGAGAAGATGGCTGCTGAACTCAGCGCCATCAAGAAGGGCTTCCAGGATGCAGTCGCGCCTCTGCAAGATCTGACCGTCAAGGTGGGCTCGCTCGAGTCGAACCTGGCCCGAGCCCAGTCCAGCGCACTGTCGCTCGGTAAGGGACTGATCCTCGGCGCCGCCGCCGGCATGAGCATCGATGCGATCGCCAAGAAAATCAACGGCGTCATCGAGTCCATGGCCGCGCTGAAGACGGCTTCGGAAAAGACCGGATCGAGCGTCGAGAACCTGTCGAAGCTGAGCTTCGCCGCGAAGCAGTCGGGTTCCGACCTGGACAGCGTCGCCTCCGCGCTGGCGAAAATGTCGAAGGGCATGGCCGGTGCCGACGACGAGACGAAAGGTGCTGGTCGCGCCCTGGCGTTCCTTGGGATCAGCGCCAAGGATTCGGCCGGTAACCTGAAGGACCCGGCGGCGATGTTCGTCGAGATCGCCAAAAAGCTGGACGGCTATACGGACGGCGCCGGCAAGGCCGCGATCGCGCAGGCCCTGTTTGGTAAAGCCGGCGCCGACATGCTTCCGACGCTCAAGCTGATCGGCGAGCAGGGCGATATCGTCGCCAAGGTCACGGATGCCCAGGCTACCGCGGCGCGCCAGTACCAGCGTGACCTGGCCAAGCTCGATGCCCAGAAAAACATGGTGTTCAAGACCATCGCCACGGCGCTGCTGCCGACGATGACGGACTTCGCCGGCGCCATGCTGGACGTGTCGAAAAACACGAACCTGGCGAACGGCGCCGTGAAGGACATGGCGAAGGACGACGGGCTGACCAACTGGGCCGACGAGGCCGCGATGGGCGCGGCGCGCCTGGTCGACGTGATCGCAATGATTCCTCGGCTCCTGTCCGCTGTTACCGGCAGCTTCAAGGTCGTCGGCGCGGACATCAAGACAATTTCGGTCATGGCTGAAAACGCTAACCCGATCAAGGCTGCATGGAAGAAGCTGAACGGTGGTGATCCGTTGGGAGAGATCCGCCAGGCGATCGAGGAACGCAACAAGGTTCTGGCCGACGCGAACCAGAAATATGACGAGCTGTGGAACTACGAAGGCAACGCCATGGAAAAAGCCATGGCCAAGCGCATCGCCAACCGGGCCAAGGATCGCGCAGACCGCGCGAAGGACGAGAAAGGCCGGACGGCCCTCAACTTCAGCACCGTCAACGACGACAGCAAGGGAGGCCCAAGCCTGAACAGCCTGATCGCGGGCGCGCAAGGTGAGCTGGACAGCGAGAAATCGGTGTACGAGGCCAGGGTCAAGATGCTGGACCTGTACCACACGAAGTTTGGCACGGCCGACGACGAGTTTTACACGGGCCGCGCCGCTGCGCGCGCCGATTACATCGCGGCCGAGGCAATAGCGTATGCGAAGGAAACTTCGCTGGCGCTGGATGCCCAAGCGAAGGCGCGCAAGCCGGAAGAAGTCGCGGCAGCGAAGGATAAGTACGCCCAGTTGGCGAACGCTCATCGGCAGTTCCTGGAGTCGATGAGCGACGCCGGCGGCGCCGATGCGGTCAACCAGGAGGCCGACCAACAGAAGAAATACAACGAAATGATCACGGCGATGCACGAGGCCGGCGTGGCTAGCATCAGCAGCCTGGACCAGCAAATCGCCAAGCAACAAGAACACAATGCCGAGATAGGCAAGACCAAGGAGCAGATCGAGCTGGCCAAGCAGGCTCAAGTGGACCTCGCTACCGCCCAACTCCAAGGCGACGCCGACTATCTGCGCGACGGTTTGGCGAAGTGGGATCTCGACGCGCGCTCGCGCGCGGCATACCAGATCCGCCTGAGCGATCTGGACGAGGAGATCAAGCGCCGCCGCGTCCTTTCTGGCGAGCTGGCGAAAGGCGCGGACCTTGAGGCCGGCGCAGCGGCAGCGGCCGAGCTGGACAAGTACCTCGATCCGGAGAAGGCCAAGGAGTTCGGCAATGCCCTGAAGGGATCGCTGGGCGCCGCCGCGAACTCGATGATCGCTCTGACCAGCGTCATGCAAAAGTACGGCAAGGAGCAAGATGCGAATGAGAAGGCGCGTGCGAATGCTCAAATTCTTTTAAAAGGCAACGACAAAGAGCGAGCAAAAGGGCTCGAGGATCTCGCGCAAATCAATGCGAAGAGCACGAAGGAGCAGTTGGGCAGCTACGGCAACATGGCCAGCGCGGCAGCCGGCTTCTTCGACGAGCACAGCCGCGGCTACCAGGCCCTGACGACTATCTCGCAGGTCTTCCACGCTGCCGAACTGGCGATGACGATGGCCGAGCTGGTGCCGAAGGCAATCAGCGCTGTCCTGACCCAGGGCCAGGGCGACCCGTACACCGCGTTCGGCCGCATGGCCGCGATGGGGGCGATGGTGGCTGGTCTGGGCGTGGCGATCGGTGGCATGAGCGGCGCCGACACCACGGCGAAGGACCGCCAGGCTGCGCAGGGTGCGGGCTCGATCTTGGGCGACAAGGACGCGAAGTCCGAGTCGCTGAAGAAGTCGCTGGACCTGATCGAGAAGAACACTTACCAGGGACTGGCGATCAGCAGCAGTATGCTGGCAACCCTGCAGAGCATCGACAGCAACATCAGCAGCTTCGCCGGCCACCTGCTGAGCAGCACAGACATTACCAACCCTGATGTCGGCAATCTGAAGGCCGGCGCCGGTTCTACCAACCTGGCCAAAGCCGACATGGTCGCCACCGGTGCGGAAATCGGCATGATGTTCGGGGCCCCGTTCATTGGTGCGCTGGTGGGCGCCCTGGCCAGCAAGATTCCGGGCGTGCAGAAGTTGTACACCTCAATCTTCGGCGGCAAGCAAAGTGTCTCGGATTCCGGCTTCAGCATGGATGCGACCAGCCTGGCCAGCATCCTAGGGAACGGTGCGCACGCGAAGCAGTATGCCGACATCACGACCTCCGGGGGCTGGTTCAGCAGCGACAAGCACAGCGAGCAGTCCGATCCGCTGAGCGACGCGGCCAACCGGCAGTTCACCGGCATCATCACCTCGCTCGCGGACAGCATCAAGGCCGCCGGCGGCATGCTTGGCCTGGCCGGGGACGACTTCACCAGCAAGCTGAACAGCTTCGTGGTCGACATCGGACACGTGAGCTTGAAGGACCTGAAGGGCGACGAGCTGCAGAAGGCGCTGGAATCGGTTTTCTCCAAGCTGGGCGACGACATGGCGCAGTATGCCGTTGGCGGGCTGCAGGATCTGCAGCAAGTCGGCGAGGGCTATCTCGAAACCCTGGCGCGGGTGGCCACCGAATATCAGACCATCGACCTGGTGTTCCAGTCGTTCGGCAAGACGTTCGGCGAAGTCGGACTGGCCTCGCTCGATGCCCGCGATCGCCTGGTGCAGCTGGCCGGCGGCCTGGACAAGTTCACCAGTCAGGGCGAGTACTTCCTGACGAACTTCTTCAGCGAACAGGAGCAGACCGCCGCGCTGAAGGCCCGCGTGCAGCCGGTGCTGGACCAGTATGGCCTGCAGGCATCTGGCGATGGTGCGCTGCGTGCGCTGCGCGACTTCGTGGTCGGCCTGGACACGACGACCGAGGCCGGCGCGCAGGCCTACGCCACGCTGATGCAGTACGCGCCGGCAGTCAAGCAGATCGCCGACGCGGAGCAGCACATCTACGACGAGCGCAAGGGCCTGCAGGACAAGCTCGACGAGCTGACCATGACGTCGGCCCAACTGCATGAGAAGGAACGTGCGGCGGTCGACGCCAGCAACCTGGTGCTGTACGACCGGGTGGCGGCGCTGCAGGCCGAGAAGGATGCTGCAACCACGCTGCTCGGCGATGTCGACAATGCCTTCTCCGTGCTGCAGCGTGTGACCAAAATCACGACCGATGCACTGACCGCACGCATCACGGCGGAAAAGGCGCTGTCGGACGCAGTCAAGTCGACCCTGGCCAGCATGAAGGTCCAGGGCGCCGAGATGGCTGATCGGGCGGCAGCACAGGCCCAGGTGAAGGCGGCTCTTGCCATCGCCAAGGCTAGCGGGGTGCTGCCGGATGCGGCCGCGCTGCAAAAGCCTTTCAGCGTGCTGTCGCAAGACGCAGCGAGCATGTTCTCGAATCAGCAGGACTACCTACGCGACTTCTACTCGACGCAGCGGGACATCGCGTCGCTGGGTGACATGGCTGACTCCTCGCTGTCGGTCGACCAGATGCAGCTCGATTCGCTCAACAACATGTTGAAGGCGGCGCAGCATCAGATCGACATCCTGAAAGGCATCGACACGTCGAACTTGACGATCGCGCAGGCGCTCGCCGGATTCAACTCGGCTGTCGGCAGTGCTCAGGCGAATCCGGTAGTGGGCGCCACGGCAGCCATCAATGGCGCGTACCAGCAGTACTTGGGCCGCGCGCCAGATGCGCCGGGACTGGAGTGGTGGCAAAACGCCGCCGCTGGGGGCGCACCGGTGTCGCAGATCGTCGACGGTATCAAGAATTCGACCGAAGCGAGTCTCAATACGCTCTACAAGGACGTGCTGGGCCGTGCGCCGGATGCGGCGGGCCTGAACTTCTGGATGAAGGCGTACGGGCCGACGATGGATGCGGCTGAGCAAGCGGACTGGATGAAAGCTGCGCAGGCTGAACTGGACGGCAAGCGCATCCCGGGATTTGCCGGCGGCGGTGAGCATTCCGGCGGCTGGCGAATCGTGGGGGAGAACGGCCCGGAGCTGGAAGCAACCGGCCCGGCCAGGATCTTCAACGCGAGCCAAACGTCCAGCCTGATGTCGCGGCTGGCCAGCCCGGCTGCAAATGCTGACGCACTGGCTGCTGCCGTCGATCGCCTCAACGCGACCGTCGAGCGGCAGCAAGTCGTCATCCAGCAGCAGGGCGCAGCGCTCGAGCAAACCCAGCGCAACACCAAGAGCATGGCGGACACGCTGCAGCGACTGACTCGCGGCACGGGCGCGCTGTTTGTCCAATCCGATACGACAACGGGGAATTGATGGGATCAGCAGATTTTCGAATGGTCCGCCCGGTAGTGATCAGCGGTGACGCTGTCGCTTCCGGGCCCGGGCTGGTGTCCTCCAATGTACCGATCACCGAGCCGGCCTATAGCAGCTCGGCGACGTTCGCCAAGGATGTGGTTGTCTACGACCCGGGGACGTACCTCACGTACCAGTCGCTCGTCGCTGGCAATGTGGGCCATCCGCTCACTGATACTTCCGCATGGGGGCCGCTGAAGAAGGTGGTGAACCGCATGCTGATGTTCGACAAGGTGGTAAACAGTCAGACGGTTGCGCCGGAATCTATCAGCGTGGTGGTAAAGCCAGGCGAGCTCGTCAACACGCTCGGATTGCTGAACGTCGCTGGGTCAAGCATCAGCGTCACCCAGACCGACAGCGGCTACAACCAGACGAAAAGCCTGGTGCGACATGACGTTCTGAGCTGGTACGACTGGTACTACGAAGAGCCGATTCGCGAAGGTGACGTCGTCTTCGATGGCATCCCGCCGTACGTGAATTCGTCGCTGTCTATTACGGTCAGTAACCCGGGCGACCAGGCCGCTATCGGCTGCTGCATCCTTGGCAAAGCCCGCACGATCGGACAGACGGCTTGGGACTTCACGGGCGGGATCCTCAGTTTTTCGTCATCCAGTACCGACACCTTCGGCGACGTGACGATGGTGCGGCGGGACAACTCCCCCGTACTGAACTTCGAGGTCTACATCCCGAAGGGCTACGAATCGGAGGCCTACCGCCTGCTCCGGAAGGAATACACGGATGTCGAAATCATGATCATTGGCGCCGAAGACTATTCCATGACCTTCGCCTACGGCTTCCTGGGCCAGTGGAATGTGCCCGTTAGCGCCGGGGGCGAAAAGACCGCGCATATTGAATTTAAAGGACTCGTATGATTGATGATCTCCCCGACGCACCAGACCCGGCGATTGATCCGCCCAAAACGTTCAGCACTAAGGCAGCAGCAATGGTGCTGGCGCTGAAGATGATGGTGACGCAGCTTAAAGCTGCGATTGCAAGCCTGAACACGTGGCTGGCCGGCGGCGCCTACGCGATCCCATACACTGTCGATTTGTCGTCGACAGCCGATGCTGACCCGACCGCGGGCAAGCTCCGCTTCAACGCCGCGAGCCAGAACACAGCGACCATGCTTTTCGCTGATCTCATCGGCAATGACACCGTCGACTACACGTCGATTCTCGACCAGTTCGATGCGTCGACCAGCGCCGTAAAAGGGCAGATTCGAATCGTCAAGCAAGGCGACCCGGCCAAGTTCCTGACGTTCGACGTGACCGCGCGCACGGCCGTGTCGGGCTATCGGAAGCTGACGGTGACGAACACCGGTGGGAGCGCGGCGAGTCCCTTTGCTGCGAACGATCCTGTGCTCATCAAGTTCACGCGAACCGGCGACAAGGGAGACACTGCCAATCTGCCAACGCTGCAAATGCTCAAGGTGAGCGACCAAGAAACCAGTGGCGTTAATGCGGGTAATACCACGGCCGGCACGGAATACACGCGGACATTAAATACCGTCGAGAAAAACACCATCGTGGGCGCAAGTCTCGCATCGAATACAGTGACGCTACCGGCGGGCACTTATCGATACAGGGGCCGCGCGCCGGGCTATAACGTGCAGAACCACAAGGCGAGGCTCTGGAATGTCACGGACAGCACGTCCTATTACGGCAGCACCGCGACGACCGGTTCGAGCGGAGGAGTGCAAACCGACTCGGTATTTAGCGGGTTTCTGACAATCGCCGCTACCAAGACGTTTCAAGTGAAGCACTATGTAACAGCCACGCAAACGATGGGGCTGGGCCTCGCGGCGAACTCTGGAACCGAAGTCTATACCGAACTTGAATTCGAGAAGCTCCTATGACCAATACCGAAAATCAACCTGTACGTTACGTCACCTTCGGGCCCGATGGCGTCCTCGACGGCTGTTATTTGCAGGTGCTGCCAGAGGAGCATGCCATCCGCGCGATCCTGATTGACGAGGAGTCGGCTGCTGCGTGGGTCAACTACCGCGCAAACGAGGCGCGCGACGGGATCGAGCTGCTGCCGCCTGCGCCACCGGCGCCACCCGCTGTTCCAGAGTCGATCTCACCGCGCCAGTTTCGGCAGTCCCTGAACCATTTCGGCTACCGCCAGCGGGTGGACAGCGCGATCGCAGCCTCGACCGATCAGGATCTGAAGGACTGGTACGAGTTCACGTCGGACTTTCAGCGCCACCATCCGGAGGTGCTGACCATGGCGTCGGCGCTCGGATTCACCAGCGCCCAGCTGGATGAGGTCTGGACCTACGGCTTCTCGCTGTAGACGCCAAAACAATCGCCACAGGCCGCCTTCGGGCGGCTTTTTCATTTCCTGAAAGGGCACCATGAATCCATCAACTCCCCCGCCGTCGTTCTTCGGCATCGACTGGACCAACCTCGGCATCTGGGTGTGGTCAGTCTTCTTGTGCCTACTGGGCGGGTTCGTGCGCTTCACGCAGAACGTCCAGGCCGGCCACGCGCGCCCATGGAATTTCACCGAACTGATCGGCGAGATTGCCATGTCGGCCTTCGTCGGGAGTCTGGCTTACAAAGCCTGCCTCGGCTTCCACTGCCCACCCGACTTCATCCCGGCGATTGTCGGCGTGACGTCGCACATGGGCGCGCGCGCGCTGTTCAAGATGGAAGTTTTCGTCAACCTGTTCGCCAGCAGGAAGTTCAACCTGCCGCCCGACGCGCCAGCGCCCGCCAAGGAGACTGACCATGCCGCCTAGCGCCTTCCTCGGCATGCTGGCCCAGGCCGCGCAGGACTGCCAGCGCAAGACCGGCATCCCGGCCTCGATCACTCTGGCCCAGGCGGCGCTTGAATCCGGCTGGGGAAAAGAAGCCGCCGGCAACAACCTTTTCGGCATCAAGGCGGACAACAGCTGGAAGGGGCCGACCATCGACTTCCGTACCACTGAGCACTTGGGCGGGAAGGACGTGAAGCTGGTCGACAGGTTCAGGCGCTATGACAGCTGGCTGGACAGCATGGTCGACCACGCACAGTTCCTGCTGAAAAACCCGCGCTACGCCGCGTGCTTCAAGGAGACGACCGGCGCCGGCTGGGCGAGCGCGCTGCAGGCCGCCAGCTACGCCACTGACCCCGACTACGCGAAGAAGCTGCAGAGCATCATCCGCGACCGCAACCTCGCTTTCTACGATCGGGTGCCCGCATGAGCATCGTCACCCACCTGATCGACGCCGCCCAGGGCAAGCACCCGCTGACGGCGCGCCGCTCCGGCAGCTGGCCGCGCGTGCGCGCTGAGCACCTGAAGGCGCACCCGGCCTGCGCGGTGTGCGGCGGCACCGACAAGCTCGAAGTGCACCACAAGCGCCCGTTCCACCTGCAGCCCGAGCTCGAGCTGGACTCGGCCAACCTGATCACGCTCTGCGAGGCCAACAAGGACGGTGTGAACTGCCACCTTTTCGTCGGGCACCTCGGCTGCTTCAAAGCCTTTAACCCAGCCGTCGACGACGACGCCGCGGCTTGGGAGCAGAAGCTGAAGGCCCGGCCCCTCTCTTTATCCACCGCCTGAAGGAGAACGAAGTGAAAAAGCTGCTTATCATCCTGGCCGCCGGCCTCGCGCTTACCGGCTGCGCCGGCGTTCAGCAGGCCGTCCAGGCCTACGGCTCCGTCGCCGTCACCGGCGCGCGCGCGGCGAACGACACAGTCATCGAGGCGCAGAAGGTCTCGCTGTGCGGCCTGCCACTGTCGGCGATCGCGCGCCATCCGGAGATCGTGCCGGCCGTGCGCTCGCTGTGCCTGGCGCCCGGCGACAAGACCAGCGCCGAGCTGCTGGACACCGCAGCCAAGGCTGGAGGTGCGCAATGAAGCTCACCGATCTGGACCCGCAATGGATCACGCCTGATCTGTTCATGTTTCGCAGCCCAACTGGCCATGGCAACTGGCTGACGTGCAAGCGCATTGTGATGACTGGGCGCGAGCAGATGGATGTGCTGTGGCCGAAAGACGGATGCCGCAAGGGATGGCCGATTGTCCCCACTGTTCCAGAGATGGCGTGGAAATTCGAGGGAAACGACTTCGAAACGATGACCGTCACGCCTTCCATTGACGCTAGCGCCTCTGGAAACTGGCATGGGTTCATCACGGCTGGTGCCATCGTATGA